ATTAAAGCTACTTGTTTTTTTGTATCGAACTTTATATCTAATACATTAATCTCTTTTTTAAATCCTCGTTTGATGCCGATTCCACACGAAGCGCACACTAGCCCATTAATTTTTATCTCCAAATCAGGTTGGAAAGATAAAGCAGCGGCCAGTATTAAAGAAGTCATTGGTTTTTCTGATGTTTAGCTAAGGCAATTTCTATTTCTCTCAACCTATTGTTTAAACTGCTTATAGCTGCTGTATTATTTGAAGTGTCTTTTTGTAGAATAGTAATTTCGGTTATTTTTTTATCCATTTGAATTAAATGGTCTTCCAATTTCTCAAATTCTACCTTGCTCGGAAATAAAGTTTGAAGATATGCCAATATCCCAATCCCTATGATAGGAGCGAACTTAAGGAACCCATCCAAATCCCCAAAAGATATTTTTTTATTTTCACTCGGCATTTCCAATAATATTACACAGAAATTTATATTTTTCTAAATGTAATACATAATATGGCACAATTAAATGCAAACACTCCCTATATACAATGCTTCATTCGCAACAAGTATATATTCGGTCCAGAAGATAACGGATTAACAGAAGGATACATATTCGGTGTAAAGTCTATGATAAATCGTCCCATGCACTTTCACTTTCAATCGTGCTTCGGGGCGATTTTTTGGCAGATGCCGATTTCGGCGTTTTGTCATAAAGAGGACTATGAAGTATTATCTGAGGAAGAAGAAAAACGATTATCCCTGTTACAAACATGGGATTGTCAGGATAATGATATCGCAGTTACGACATTCGGTTTTTTGCAAAACCGCAGAGTTGACGTATTTTGTCGGGACCAAGTATGGCGTTCTGGTAAGTATGTTTTTACTATTGACGATTACGAGGGAGACCTTAATGAACTCAATATCGGATATGCTAACGACCAAGACTCAAAGTGTTATCACTTTTTGGAATTGGATGATGGGAACTATGCCATACCCCCTAATAATCTTTTACGCTGGCATAATCCTGATTTTATTGTACCGTACCCTAAAGATAAACCCCCTAAAATAAAAATATTCAATAACCCTCTTAGTTCTGAAGATATAGACAGGTCCTACGGGAATAGCCCTTACTTTTTCTATAACCACTATCCCGAAGAAGAAAAAAAAGAAGTAGAGCCTACTCCATTGAGATCAAAGTATGTTTATAATGAAAATATGCCCGAATATCCGTCAGCTTAATATTTGTATAATTGTTTCATAATTGTAACTATTATGCGGTAATTTATAGCGTAATAAATAGCAGCAATGATAGATTATTTTTATTTCTGCTTCGATTGGTGGGCTAAAGGAGGTTTAGTTAATTTTATTATATTAGGAAGCTCTTTTTTCGTAGGGCTTTTCTATTTGAGTAAAAAGTATAGTAAAGGCTTTGTTAACATCATGATTGGGGTTATTCCTCTATTAGGTCTTTTGGGTACTGTTGTAGGAATGATACAAACCTTCAACGCCCTTCAAAATACTGGTACGAATGTGCAATCATTAGCAGGAGGAATATCTAAAGCTATGATAACGACTTCCTCGGGACTTTGCGTAGCTATCTTCGGGACCATGTTTCTTCCGCTTAAAAAAGATGTTTCTGTGTAATACTCTTTTATGGGGGAGTTACATAACTTTGCCTCCTTAGGCAATTTAAATGCAATAAAAAAAGCGTTAGCATCAAAATCAAAGTCCTTCTTTGAAAAGGACGAGGAAAAAGGCTGGACGCCATTACATTATGCTGCAAATAGCAGTAAGACCAGAGTGGTTCAAGTAATTTTAGACGCAGGGATAGATCCCAATATTTCGAGTAACCCTCCAGCGGTTAAAAAAATAAATGCTTGGAATTGTTCGTTAGAAGTAGATGAGGCCAAGACTCCACCAGTACTCAATCCTATGGATGTAGCTGATGGCCCCAACATAAAAAAAATAATATTACTTCTCAGTCAAGCTGGTGGCTCCTTCCATAATAAAGAACTTACTTTGCATCAAGCTGTTCAGTTAGCAGATACAAATGAAATAGAAGCTTTATTAGAAGATGATAGCATAAGAATAAACGGCAGGGATGATCGTGGATGGATGGCTATACATTATGCTGTTGAGTTTGAGTATCTCCATATTATAAAAATGTTGTTAAAAAGTAAAGCTAATATAAATGGTTCTACTTACCTCAAGGATTCTATACATCACTTAAACGCTTGGGAAATAGCTAACCATACAGGTAATAAAGAAATATTAGACTATCTCGTATCACAAGGCGCTCAGCCTCACCCTAACCGCTCTAGCAAAAATTATAAAGTCGTCGTCAGGGACAGCTCTAAAGTAGACTGCTCTGTCACCGATGGCATGTTATCTAAGATTAGGAAAGAAAGACGAGAAAAAGATGAGGAACGCGAAGCTCTAAAAGAGCCCGATACTTTACTTGGCAAACTATTTGAACCTAAAGAAAAAAAAGAAAAAAGGCAAGCTGTTAAAGACAGAATAGAAGCGGAGAAGCGTAAGGCTCGAGAACAAGCTAGAAAAATAGTAGAAGAAGAAGAGGAGAAGAAGAAAAAACAAAGAGTTATAAAATGGAAATGGGGTGAAGATCCATTCAAGCTAAAAGGGGAGTCTATTCAATATGATACTCCATGTCAAGCGCACACTTACTTCATGGATATAGTTGGTTACTCAAAGAAAACCACAGCAGAACAAAAAAAATGCACTGACGAATTAATTGATTACGTTAAAGCTACCCAAGGTTATAAACAAGCTGACAGGCAAGGTAAGCTGATCATATTACCCACTGGAGATGGGATGGCTCTAGTATTTTTTAACAGTGTTAACGCTGCTTTTAAATGCATGGTTGATGTTGGGCGAATGACTCACAAACACTCTAGAATAGGTTTAAGAAATGGCTTATATTCGGGTCCAGTTGTTCCAGTAAAAGATATTAACGACAACCCTAATGTTTCAGGCGCCGGGATCAATATGGCTCAACGATGTATGGATGCTGGAGATAATGACCACCTACTAATCTCTAATGATGTCCATCAGTATGTTTGCGAAATGGATATCCCGGGTTTACAATTTGATGACTGGGGGCCGGTAATAGTCAAACACGGAACTACTGTTCATATGTGGACAGCGTATGGTAAAAATTTTGGTAGACAAGAGTTTCCTAGTTGGAGGGGTACGAAGAAGGCGGAATTTAAAACTGAATGAAATTATTAATGGACATTATAAAAGTAGTTATAGCTGCGCCTTTAGCGTTTTTAACATACTATGTAATAACATGGCTATTCAATTAAAAAAAGATGAATATTGATAAAGAATTAAAATTTTTAGAGAGAGGAACGTTTTGGACTCCTGTTATAGGTCTTATAATGTGTTTCTTTCTTCTTTTTCTTTCTACTGGTTGTAGTGGCACTTGGGTATGGCAAGAAGACTATCCTAAACATAGAACAATGTCACTTAAATGCCCGCAGTGGAATTATAACGAAGCTTATGATGAATTGCATCATATTTATACGACAAGGCAACATGAGCCAATTAAGACTGATTAATAAAATTAAAAAATAGTGTAATAGTAATTTATATGGAGGCAAAAATAGATGATCAAGCTAGTTTGGGTATTAATCTAAAATGGCTAATTCAAATTATAGCATTAGCAGCTATGGCGGTTTGGGGATATTTTGGCATCACCTCAAAAATTTCGCAATTAGAAATAGATGTTATGAGAATGAAAGATGCCGTAGAGATGAATTCTAACTTTAGGGTGAAATGGCCTCTGGGGCAGTTAGGGGCTCTACCTGACGATGCGGAACAAAATATGCGCTTAAGATTTATAGAGAAAGATATGGAGACAATGGAGGCTCATGTTGATACATTAAGAATTAGATCTATAAAGCAAGAGGAGCTCCATAACCCACCTCACCCATTTGTGCCCGTTATAAAGACAGATACTCATGTGGAATAAATAAGATTAAGGTTTCCAATATTTATGAGGATAGTCTGGGGTATTTTCTTTTATAACAGCTTGAACCCAGCTTACGTCTAAACCCTCGTGATACAAATTATGTTTGGTAGTGTGCGTATTCGGGTGAGGTTCCCACCTTCTAGCTAAAGCATACAATTGATTCTGTTCGTACTGACGAACTGCTGCTAGTATGCAAAATCTCCTAAGTAAGGATTTTTTTGGAGGAGGGTTTATACCCCTCTCTATTTTTCGCCACATTTGATAATCTACTTTAAGAAGTTTAGCTAATTTTGTAATATTATCAAACTTCCTCATTCTTAATTCTTTGAGGTATGTGTGAAACTGATTCACGGAAGGAGCTTATCTAAAACTTCTTCTTTTAGCTTTTCTTTAGCTTTGTCAGCGGCTTCGTCCACCACTTTCTCTACAATAGCCTCTTTTGCCGCCTCCTTTGCGTTCTCAGCGACTTTTTCCTTGATCTCCTCTCCTTGTAGCATCCATACAACAAAAACCAACAGAGCGACTCCTAGGGCGACTATTAGAATATCCTTCTTCTTCATAAAAAAATATTACACGCAAAAAGTGTATAGTAAATTAGTACCATGTTGGTAAAAAACATTTTCAAGTATGGACTGATAGCAATTATTGCGTCAGTGTTAACAACCGCCGAAGCCAAACCTAGTAAAGGTAAGGGAAAACCTCGCCCAGAAAAGGTAGATAAAGAAAAACTTAAAGAAAGATTTAAGGCCGCGGCAGAAAAAAGAAAAAAGCATATCGAAAGTAAAAAACGCCGACATCATTGGAAGGGGAAGAAAATAGACAATGAAGAGCTAAATGAACTTCGGGAAAAAATGAAAGAGCTCCATAAAGAGATGCATGAGCTAAGAAAGAAGCATCGCGAGGAGATGAAGAAAAGAATGGAGCAGATAAAAAAAGAATTCGCGAATAAGCGCGATAAAGTTATCGACGAGAATAAACCGGGAGAATAAAAATACGTATATATAAACAGAAACCCCCGCATTGCGCGGGGGTTTTTATTTTTCATTGAGTTAGAGCTAGTACAGCTCTGAATAATCAAGCGATGCATCTGCTTCGCTTACCTTAACTCCGAATTTTTTAGCTGCGGCTTTAATTTTTTTCAAGGCCGATTTTTTAGCTTCCTCACTAATTTTTGTTTGGTTTAGTCTAGCCAATGCATTGCGTACATGAGCCGCATCATTTATAGGAAGATGCCTTAATGACCGGGGGATAGTTTTACCCTCGTCGTCTTTTTTTCCGCCGGGTTCAATGTATGCAAATTCTGAATCAGGGAGATCGTTTTTGTTTTTAGTTGACAAAACAGCGCTCTCCATCTCTTTTAGATTTTTCTTATCGTACTTCTCGTCTTTTTTAATATCATGGATTTCGACACTCTTTTTCTCTGAGGGTTTGCCTTTTTTAAGCTTTTTGATTTTGCTGTCATCATCTTTTAAGGCGTCTTTTTCGTGCTCCTTTTTTTCTTTCTTATCGTCACGTTTAAGCTCTTTAGTATCGATTTTTTCGTACTGTTTCTTAGTCATGGCAGCTTCTTGTTCTTCGCGCCATTTAACAATCTGTTCTGAGAAATCAATTTCTTTCATGTTTCTAAAAACCTTTTACACTTTTTTTAGGCGTCATTTCCATTAATTTTCCAGCTGGTTCCCATAAGTTTATAGGAGCGTTGGTTCTAACAGAAAGATTCTCAGGTTTTAACATCACTGACCCCGGAGCATTAGTTTTAACAATTGGCCTTCCTATGTTCTCTCTATCTTTGTAATAATCCATTTCAACTTGAAAAAACGCAGGAACAGAGAATCTGATTTTTTCTAACCTGCCTCTTTCATCAACTGATACGCAACCTTTTGCGCCAAAGCTTATAAGCACCACACATAAGAATAGTGTTTTTTTCATTTTTTAGTTCTTGTCCTTCTGGTAGGTTTTTCTACCACTTGAACCTGCATAGGCGGAGGATTTATTGGAACTTCTTCCCAGCCAATAAAACTAGGATCACTAGCTTTGGGTAAGTAAGGTTCCCCGCCATTTTTAGGTAAAGTCTTTTCAATAGTAAGTTGTTTTAACTGCTCATTTGGCACCAACATCTTAGTTTTGCGATCCGTCATGTAAAAAACCGTATTACGAATTCCGACGCGAACTATACGCGCTTGACGGCCAGAAATATAAATAATGTCATCGTTATTAAAATTATTTCCCATAAAGACAAGCACCCCTTGAGCAAAGTTCATTATCATATCTTTTGCCATTATGGTGATAATAGCTATCAACAAGAGCCATCCATATTCCCCAATAAGGTTTTCCAAAAAACCTTCCACATTTTCTTTATTCATCCCATTGTCAGACAATTGATTGAAGTTTGTACTTAAATTAAGCAACTGTGGGATTGCGTTTGTAATCTCTTCCATGACTTTTCCTTTAACATTACACTAAAACCGTGTATTATATTACTGATGTCAAAAGTAAAACGTGCAGGAGACTTTGAGTCTCTTGAAGTTAGCGACGGGAGAGTAAAGATCCATCAGAGAGATCCAATTAAACCAAAAGACAATTTTTATATAGAAGAATTGCCTTGGACAGAAAAACAAAAACGATTTATAGACTTATCTTTAGATAGAAACACTAGGTTGATATTATGTAAAGGTCCGGCAGGTAGCTCTAAAACGCTTTCTGCTGTATATTCGGCACTGCACCTTTTAAACAACTCAAAAGTTTCTGATGTTATCTACATGCGTTCAGCGGTAGAAAGTTCCGATTCTCGATTAGGTTTCCTGCCCGGAGATGCAGATGAGAAACTTCATTATTATAATTTACCTTTTATGGATAAATTAGACGAGCTCTTAAGTGAAGAAACTGTAAAAAAACTACAAAAAGAAAAAAGAGTTTCAATACACCCTGTCAACTTTGCGAGAGGTATGAGCTGGAACGGAAAAGCTATTCTTTTAGATGAAGCTCAAAATAGCTCTTTTCGTGAAATTGTTACAGTTTTAACAAGAATAGGTAAGTATTCTAGATGCTTTATTATGGCTGACCCTATGCAAACAGACTTAAAAAATGGAAACAGAGGAGGCTTTGAAAAATTATTCGCGGCTTTTGATGATGACGAAAGTAAAAGTATGGGAATTCATACTTTTGAATTCAATGCTGACGATATTGTTAGATCAGAGCTAACTAAGTTTATTGTGGAAAAAGTGAATACTATTGAGACCCATTAATATTTTGTTCAATCAATTTAGCGGCCAAAGCTGAAAATTTCCTGACTTTATACTCGGGGATGTCCCAGAAGAAAGCGTGAGTTAACTCTTCTATAAGAACGCTCATCTTCCTTCTATCTTTCAATTTTGGATCAATAAGGATTGTAGGGCTGTCTAACTCTGGACTACCGCACAAACCATCAGCATTGTATTTATAATGGGGTTTTCTCCATATCAGCTTGTACTCTATACCTTCTGAATTGGTGAATTTTGAGCTTCGCATATCTAAAAGGTAGTACACTTTTTTTGAAAAAGGTTTAATTTTCATTAATATATATAGTGTAATATTTTTTTATGAAAGCGTATTGTCCAGACTGTGGTTCAGCTACAGACTACTCATTACAGAAGCCTAAATTTTGCGCTTCTTGCGGTAGCTCTTTTTCTATTGCGTCTTCCGCGCCAAGTAAAAAGATTTTTAAAACTCCCGCTAAAGTTGTTAAGTCAAAACCTAAAGTGGAGTTTGTGGAAGAAGAAGAGGAGTTTTTTGACATTCCTCAGATAGATAAGCTGGATGTAAGCTTTACATCGTCTTCATTTGCTAAATCAAATAAGCTGGGTGACATTGTAGGGTCTAACGTCGATGGTGATCGAGAAGAGTTTATTAGAGAAAAAGACGACTCTTATTCTTTAGAAAACTTTGAGCAGGACTTCATGAGGGATGCAGGGAGTTCACGTAGACCGGATGCCGAAAGCTAAAATAAAATTTGAAGATTATATTGAACAGATAGATGCAGAGATAAAAAAAAGAAGATCCAAGTGGAATTTAACAGCGCTTTCTTGGATGGACTTTGATGACGTATCTCAAATCCTGAGGATTCATATATTTAAAAAGTGGCATTTGTATGATACAAAAAAGCCCCTCAATCCTTGGATCAATAGAATTATATCTAATCAGATAAAAAATCTCATACGTAACAATTACGGCAACTATTGTCGACCTTGTTTAAAATGTGCGGCAGCAGAGGCGGGGGACTTATGTTACATATACGGTAAACAAAGTGAGGCGTGCCCTTTGTTTGCAAATTGGTCTAGGACTAAAAAACAAGCCTATAACGCCAAGCTTCCCGTATCAATAAACGATCACACTTACGAAATAAATTCTACAGAGTATAGCGATATAGACATCTTAGGCGTTATGGACAAAATTAGCGCAAAGATGGAAGAAGTTTTAAAACCCGCCGAATGGAAAATTTACCAAGCTCTCTACATAGAGCATATGTCAGAGGAAGACGCTGCTACCTTAATGGGGTACAAGACTAATGAGAAAAATAGAGTTCCCGGGTATAAGCAAATCAAGAATGTAAAAAAAGCTATAATTAAAAAAGTCAAACGGATGCTGGAAGATGGAGAGATAGAAATCTTATGAGCTCTAAAAATATAAAACTTACTGAAGATCAAGAACTTGCGATCCTTGAAGAGTGGAACAAAAGAGATGAACCACCGTACATCTCTGAACTTATTCAATTAACGTTTCCCGATATTCCAGATGATAAAAAAAATGGAAGGTCAAAAGAAGGTAGGGCAGTAAAAGAATTTTTAGCCAGAAAAAGCTTAGAGGCGCGGGTTACTAGTAAGCATTATCCAAAAGAGAGAACAGAGCTAACAGAAGATCAAAAAGAATTTATCTACAATAACTGCGGGGCTATGAGGCCCATGGAACTCGCTAAAGTAGTTTTTGATGATCCAAAAATTTCCTCTTTAGACCTAAGATATAAAGTGCTTATAGAATACTATAATACAATCGACAACAAGGTCAAGTACTCAGATATAACAAATGAAGACGCCTCTGTAGAAGGCGGCTATGCCCCACCAAAATCTGAAAGTAGAGCTTTAGTTAGAGTTAACAAATATGTTCATAACGGAATCAACAAAGACAAGTTAACCTCTAGGGATAAAAAAAATTTATCAACCTTGATTGGTTATATGCACACTTACAGGTTCCTTCATCAAATAGGTACTTACGGTATAGAAACAGATAGAGAGTTATTTGAGAGTAGTTTTGTTAGATATACTTGGGACAAAGATGATTTAACCCAAGAAGAAGTAGATCAATATATTGTGCTTTCAGCCGAGGTGGTAATTGCTTCCAACATTCAACGTCGAGTAGAAAGGCTCCAAACCTTGCTGGATCAAAACGCAGAAGATACAGAAGGGCGTAAGATGGCTATGAGTTTGGTTGAAGCTATTAACACGGCGCAAACTGAATATAACCAGTGCGTAAACAGACAGACGAAACTTCTTAACGAGCTTAAAGAAAAAAGAAGCCAGAGGATGAGTAAGATGATGCAAGACTCTGCTTCGATTTTAAATTTAGTGGAACTTTGGAAAGATGAAGAATCTAGAAATAAAATGATTAAACTTGCCGATTTAAGGCGGCAAAATATTTCCTCTGAGATTGAAAGATTAAGTAGTATGGAGGAAATCAAATCTAGAATCTTAGGGATAAGTGAAGAAGAAATTTTAAATGGCTAGCTGTAAAATATGTGGAAAAGAGTTTGAGAAAGATAAAGGGCTTCACTTGCATCTGAAAGCTCATAAAATTTCTGTTAAAGACTATTATCAAAAGTATTATCCTCGCTACGATTTACATACAAAAGATTTAATAAAATTTAAGAACAAAGAACAGTATTTCTCGGCTGACTTCAATAATAAATCTAATTTAAAATATTGGCTTAAAAAAGCTCCAATAAAAAAAGCACAAGAATACTGTCGAGACCTTTTGGAAAAAAGGCGCAAAGAAAAAAATATTGAGTACGCTCCCACTGAGGTTGAGTTAAGAACATTACCTTTCCCTCCTATTCCATACTATGAAGTTATATTTGGAGACTACTATAAACTATGCGAAGATATAGGTTTAAAGAATAAATTGTCTCCGCTGCCTAAGAACATGCAGTTTGAAGAGAATTATACGAAAGATCATTTAATTTATATAGACTCTCGAGAGCAGAAGCCTCTAAATATCTCGGATTTTCCAACAGAAGTTAAAGGGTTGAAGTTTGGAGATTACTGCTTAAACGATAAAAGTAAAACTCATAATACTTACATAGAAAGAAAGTCTGTTCCCGATTTAATTGGTACTCTAAGCTCAGGGTTAGAAAGGTTTAAGAATGAAATAAACAGAGCAGCGGAAGAGGAGGCTTATATGGTTATCTTAGTAGAAAGGAAGCTCGAAGAGTGCTTAGCTTTTAATAGATTAGCTCACGTCTACAAAAAAAATACAAGAGTGACCCCGGACTTTATTTTTCACAATGTTCGAGATCTTATACAAGAATTTCCCCACATTCAGTTTCTATTTGCTAATGGTAGAAAAGAGTGCGTAAGGATAGTAAAAAAACTTTTATTGTCTGACGTTTTAAAAGATAAATTTGATTTACAGTTAGCTTATGATTTAAAATTATTATAATGTGGTTCTGTCCAGAAAAATATAACAAGACTTTACCAAACTTAAATGAAGAGTTTTCAAAACTTGAAGGAGAGTTGGGAAATAGGCAAGCTAAAATCAGCTTGGCTAAATTTTTGCGTCAGAACTTGGGGTTTACAACAGAGCTATTATCTGGGATTAAGCTGGCTCCTTTTCAGGAAATAACTCTTAAAGCATTTTTCAATAGAAACTTTAACATGTGCGTGTGGGGTCGTGGCTGTGGTAAAAGTTTCATAGCTGCTGTTTACTGCTTCCTTCAATGTATATTTGAGCCGCGTACTAAAATTTTGATTGCTGGCCCTACCTTTCGTACCGCAAGATTTATCTTCAATAATATAGAAAAGATTGTAGAGACTAAAGAGGCGACGATGCTTGCTCAAGCTTTCGGCGCTAAATCTAAACGCAACGATCAGTTTGAATGGAAGATAAACGAAGGTACAATTACAGCCATTCCCCTTAGCGGAGAAAAGATTCGTGGTTTCCGCGCTAACATTCTAGTTCTTGATGAGTTTTTATTGCTTCCCGAGGAAACTATTAAAACTGTGTTAATGCCATTCTTGGTTGCTCCACAGGATATGGCGGAAAGAATTAAGATTAGGGAAATGGAGGATGAGTTAATATCTAAAGGTAAGATGGAAGAAAAAGATAGAATGGTTTTCCAGAATAACTCTAAGATGATTGCTTTGTCTTCAGCTAGTTTTAGCTTTGAAAACTTGTACAAAACTTACAAGGACTGGATGAACAATATCTATTCTGACGACATTCTTCAATCAAACTATTTTATATCTCAAATGTCTTTTGATTCTATCCCTCCAGACATGATAGATAGCACTGTAATTGAAGAAGCTCAATCTGGAGGATCCTCTAATTCATCTTTTCTGCGGGAATATTGCGCTCAGTTTACAGATGGAAGCGACAGCTACTTTAGCGCAAAGAAGATGCATGACTGCACAATTCCTGACGGTGAAAAACCCAACACCTTGTTGAAAGGTGATAAAGACAAACAATACATTTTAGCAATTGACCCTAGTTTTAGTAACAGTCCAAGCTCTGACTATTTTGCAATGTCTATTCTGGAGTTAGATGAAGAGTCGCTGAATCATTCTACATTGGTGCATTCTTACGCTGTTGCGGGTGGAGATTTAAAAGATCATATAAAATATTTATATTATGTTGTTACGCATTTTAACCTAGCGCTGATTATTATTGATAACGCGGGGTATCAGTTCATAGACAGCGCTAATGAATCAGAGCTTTTTACGAGTGCTCGTATAAACATAAAATTTTTTGATTACAATAGTGATAAATCTGGATTGGATTACGAAAACATGTTGCTAAAAGCCAAGCAGCAATACAACAAGAAAGAAGGGGTTATTTGTTTTAAGCAGTTGTTTTCTACAACCTTTTTGCGAGAAGCTAACGAATACCTTCAGGCTTCTATCGACCATAAAAGAATTTGGTTTGGTTCTAGAACCGCCGCCTGCGGTAGTTATTTTGATAAGTCATCTGCTCAAGCGATACCTTTAAAATTTGTTCCACATGAAACAAAAGGGGATTTCATTGAGTTTCAAGACGACATGATTCATCAGACCAAAAAGCAATGCGCCTTGGTTGAGGTAAAAACAACGGCTAAAGGCACTCAGACCTTTGATTTGCCACAACATTTGCGACGTAGCACTTCTGTAAATAGAGCCAGAAAAGATAACTATACGACACTAATGTTGGGTAACTGGGCAGTTAAGGCCTATAATGACATTAAAAACACCAAGCAAGCGGAAATTAACTATACGTTTACTCCCAAAATGTTCGGTTAAGTGTAAAATTAAAGTAAATTATGGCAGTAAGGAAGAAAACGGAACAAGGCGCGGAGCCTTTGATGGCTATGCATCAATCTAAAGCTAGTCAAACAAGGACTCGCAGAAACGCGGCGGCTGATATTCCGCGTACTGACAGGTTTAGGAACATCGAGAATGGGATGATACCATTCAAGTATTCTCATGGCGTTAAAAATAACTCCAACATTGACGTAAGAGATACAATTATCCTATGCCAGAAAGCTTACTACAATTTTTCTGTTTTTAGAAATACCATAGATCTAATGACAGAGTTTTCAATTAGTGATCTTTACTATACTGGAGGTAGTCGAAAGTCTCGAGAGTTCTTTGACACCCTGTTTAGAAAGATCAATATCGATGACTTGCAGAGCCGCTTCTTTAGGGAATATTACAGGTCGGGAAATGTTTTTATTCACAGGTTCAATGCAAAAATGGACCGCTCTGACGCTATCAAAATTAATCAAACTTTTGGATTGGCTGAAGCTTCAGAAGAATTGGAAATACCTTCTAAGTATATTATTTTAAATCCCTCAGACATACAACTTCAGGGGAGCATTACATTTAGTACTGGTATTTATTACAAGGTTGTGACTGATTACGAACTGCAGAGACTTAGATACCCCCAAACAGAAGAGGACAAAGAAGTCTATGACAGTCTTCCTGAGGAGACTAAAAAGCTTATTCAGCAGTCTAAAAATGTAGGGGCAGCGGCAATTACAATTCCTTTAGA